AGAATGCAGGTGGGGTTTGTCGTTCTCCAGCTTGCGAGCAAGGGCAATGATCTCGTGCTCTGGTAATGGCTCGCTCACTGGGTAGGTAGTGTCGCCTGTATCCATTTGGTTACTTTTTTCCTCCGTCGTAAGGCACAGCAAGTTTGGTTTCGATCAACATATCACTCAGGTTTCTTCCATCTTCCAGTGTGACTTCAGCGAGGTAGTACCCAAACTTGCTTACCTTTTCCGTCGTAACCTTCACGGTCTTGCCACCACAAACTTCTCGTACAAAATCTTTTGCCATCGCATACCCCGGCTGGCCTTTCTCCGGGGTATCAACCCGTGCCAAACGCAGGCGCTGCTTCGTACAGATTTTGAAACCAAGGTCGATCAGTGCGTCAATGGTGTCGCCGTCCACTACGTTGTCAATCACTGCGTTGTATTGGTACATGGTTGTCCTCAATCTATAAAAAGGAATGCAGCTATAAGAAAAAACCCAGACAGCAAAACGATCTCAACGAAAGTCATATCAGCCCCGCCATTCTCTGCGCTACCGCAGACTCAGCTTCAGCTACTGCTGTGGCACCCTGCTCCTTCTCCATGATGCGTTTGAAGTGGTTCCACTTGCTTGCTTCCCACTGGAGGTGCGCCATCATGGGCTGCTGCCCTAAGATGACTGCGTGCTGGTGGTCACACACTCCCTTCAACCGTTCAACCTCACGCTCAAGCCGGTCGCACTTTTGTCTCAACTCGTTGTACGTAAGGTTCTTCTGTGGCGGTGGGGGTATATCATGCAGTTGCGGTACTGACTGGATGCGGTTCATTACTTCCCTCTCCTATTCAAGATGCTGTCACCTACTCGCTCAATGAACTTCCTGTCCCCGTCAACCTTGGCCTGTAACTCTATCGGAGTGTCGTAACCAAGTTGCCGGTAGTACTTGTTCTTCACAAACACCCAACAATCAGCATCATGTTTCAGTTTGTCGACAGTCGCAGTGAGCTTGGTAATCTCCTCGACTTTCTCATGCAACAAGTCTCGCAAACGCTCAGTCTCTGTACTGCGCTGCTCCTCAGTGCGCTCCTCAAAAATCCGCACATTCGCAAACGCTGAGGTCACACTGCCCACACTTTCTGATCTCTGCATTCTTACTCTCCCCTAAGTATTTAAACTCCTCAAGTAGCCGGTTGACATACGCACTCCAAATATCCCTTCCGGTTTTCTCATACAACTCGTTGAACCACTCGTCAGTCATCATGTATCCCCATAGTTTTTTGCCACACCGGACTCACATGCAACCGGCAGGCCGGGTGCCCACTTGGGCGGTGTCGACATGATCTCCACCAGCTTTGCCTCAGCCTGTGCTGCCTTGCTGTCCGGCGCAGTGATGATGATCTCGTCGTGAACTTGGAATGCAACGTGGTAGTGCTGTCCGATTGCGGCCATCTGCTCACGGATAACGATAGCGGCTAGGGCTTGCACACAGTTATGAACGATGAACGGGCCGTTGGCCCCGCGTACTACGAATCTGTGTCGTGGCCCTGCGTTGAGGATGTCAAAGACAGGCCGCGTTTCAGTCGGTAGTACAGCGTTGATCTGGGGATTCCGGTGGTGCGACTCAACTCCGCGATGTCCACGCCTACAGAATCCCGTTTGTTCAGGCAGTTTAGTCGGCGTGATGTCCACTCGCAGTTCTCTGGACTGTAAGGCCCATTGTTGTCCTTGCGGTTGAGGTCTAACCCACGCTGGTATGTTGGCCCCATGTCTTGCCAGAAGTTCTCGAATGAATCCGCCCACCGCTGACATACTGTGATCCCACGCCTGCCGTAGTTGGCCCATGCCCGATGCGAAGGTAGCCTGCACCTGTCCAGCATACTGCGCCAAACGGCGAACGCCGGGTGTTTGCTCATCCCATGCTTGCGCAGTGCCTGTGACATCAGCATACCTGTCGAACACCCGCAGTTCGGTGTTCCGCCGCGTTTCAATTCCTTTGATACATCCTTGCCCAGCTTCACTACTTGCTGCCCACACAGGCACTGATACCGCCACTTCCACGTCTTGTTTGTGGAGTACTCCGGGTGCATTGCGGTCAACATGCCAAAGGTCTGGCCGGTAAAGTCTTTGAACTTGTGATGCTTCTTTCCAGCCATCATCGGTGAGTACCTCATGGTCAGGGGTCATGTAAACACCGTCGATACTAACACAAGGTTGTACAGATTTGAACACTAACCCACCATGCTGTACAAACTCTATGCCATCATGCACAAGGTCAGTCGTGTGTACTTCCTCAATAGGCACCCACCCACGTGTTGTTAATACTTGAGTGCCAGCGGCTATGCAGTTTTCCGTCACCTTCCCACCGTAGATGCGTACCCACGGCACGTCAGCAGTCTCACCGAGCACACGCTGTGCAACTATCTTCTGATACTGCCTTGGATCAGCGATGTATTCAAAGCCGTTTGTCGTGGCACGCAGTGCGGGGTACTGGACGCGCAACTTGTTGGGCAACTTGATACCCAGTGAATCATATGTTAGTACGTCATGGATACTGCCACTGCCGCCGTTGACCATCGCGGTCAGCGCCTGCCCACACTTCTGCCAAAGCTGTGCAATCTTGAAGTTCTTGCTGCGATAGATTCGCACGATGCGTTCGGCTTCGTTGATGTCGATCTTGACGTTGATACCCCCTTGCCCGATCTCAAGAGTGCGTCGCAGCTTCTCCGCACCCATGCCGTAGCCCAACCCAAGGATGCAGGTCTTACCAACGAAGCGTTCGATCTTGTCAGACTTGGTGATCTTGCGACCGTACACCTCAGTGGCGAACTCGGAGTACACATCCCGCTTCTCACTGAACGCTTCCACCAGATCATCCTGCCCTGCGATGTATGCCACCATCCGGGCTTCGATCTGCGACGAGTCAGATGCGATGATGCTGTGCCCCTCCGGTGCCTTCAGACTGCGCCTGATTGCGTTGCTGCCGCCACGGGCAGGGAGGTTTTGCAGGTTGAGCTTGTCGCCCCCACTGAAGCGGCCTGTGTGCGCCCCGTAGTAGTTCAGCATGATGGGCAGCTTGCCCCGCCCTGCCACACCGATCAGCGACTCGGTGCGGGTCTCCTCGATGGTCGACTTCACCCCGAAACGGGCAGAGACCAGTGCCTGCACACGCTCATCCGGGTGCTCCAACAAGTCGGTGAATCCCTTGTCGGTCTTGCTGAATGCCCATGTCTCCTTGCCAGTGGTGATACTCACCTTACGCGGCGGCTCGACACCCAGTCGCTGTAGTGCAGTGGCGAACTTTGGGTTGGACATGATGTCCTCGGTGGTGACGTCTACCTCAGACATGAGCTTTGCCTTGCGCTCCCGTACTTCCTCAAGATGTTTCTCCAAGAGTGGTACGTCGAGTTCGATGACAGGCTCCGTGTACATCCGCAGTGTCTGGTCAATTACCAACAACTCGCTGGATGGGAACCCCACCTTGAGCTTGTCGAACAACATCTTCGTCAGGTTCACATCGTTGATGCAATACTGCCCGTACTGTGCGAGTTCGGCTTCGGTGAAGTCTGTCTTCCGCTTCCCCAGTGCAGCCACCACCTCGTCACCCTTCTTACCCAGTCCGTAATATGCTGCCAGTTTTGCAAGCGATCCGCCGACAGTGAGGGCATGTGCTGGACGGGCCATACTCAAAGTATCAAGCCAGAGGCGGGGACGGACACCGAAGTGCCACGACAGGATGGCACCATCGAACGCTGTGTTGTGGCACAGGATCGCCCGCTTCCGGTAGTCCAGTGACTTGATGAACTTGCCGGGGTTATCGCCGCTATACCAGTCGCACGGGTAGTCGTTGACCTTGATGCCCACGCCGATGACTTCGAACCTCGGGTCACGGATGTACGCCTCGGTTGTCATCTTCGACAGGGAGAACTCTTTATCATAAAAAGTCTCGATGTCTATTGTAACTATGTCCATCATACTAAACGTCCTTATAGGTTTCTCGTCTGACAATTAGACTGATCGCCCGTTGGCTTACGCCGAACTCCGCACTATGTTTCCGTAGCGAGAGTGAGTCATTTCAACAACCTCCGCTTCGTCTTGATCGCTACCCAAACTTCGTTGGCTTGTGCATTCTCACGGGCAAACTGCTCGACAAAATCCAGTGCCGCAGTCATGCGGGACAGCAACTCCTCGGTCAGCATGACATCACCAATCATGATCTTCGCAGTGGTGTCTATTGTCGCCGTGTTGCTATTGATGCCGATGGCATTTGGCCCGGTACCATTCGTGATGGATACCCCGGACAGCACAGGTGGGCCGTACTTTTGAGTGCTCACATATCTCTCCTTTAGTCCCCGTTCGCTTCCTCAAGAACTTCAAGGAGTTTCTGAAGGTAGTGCTTGCTCTTGGCAATCTCCAGACCATCGGCATCCTTGGTACCCATACGCATGAGGTACTTCAAAGCCCCGGCACGGTACGCACCAATGCGTTGTTCGATGGGCCATGTGTCGATCACATCCCAAGGCTCGACGCCCATGTTCTTGTAGTGATCCCCACCAACTTGTTGCTTGTTGGCTTGTTCTTCCTCGTTCGCCCAACCGTACTCAACCACTGGCTCATCAGCAGGCGGTGGTGTATGGATGGAAGCGAGTGCTTGCTTGCGTAGGGTATACACGGTGGGCATCGCCATCTTGAACTTCTCAGCCACGGACTTGGGTGTAGCCAGTGGGGACTTGGTGAAGTAGTCGATGACACGTTGCTTCTTGGTAACTTTAGGCATACATCCTCCTGTTTATCGTAAATGATCCGACACTGTAGGTAGTTTCACAGTGTCCTTCCCTCTGCGGAGCCGGGATTCTACAAGGGCCACGGCTTTCTCCAACTCTCGCACGGTAATGATTTCCAACTGTGCGTCGTGTAGTTCCACCAACTTGTTGAGCATTGTTACCTCCTCACCAGTTGGGGTG